TCTAATGCGTTTTGAGAAGCACTTGGTACTTCTTGGTCTAAGTCAAATGCTACTGTTGAACCATCACCAGTAAAACTATCCTTTGTTGGTGGATTAGTAAATTCTTGAAACGGTCCTTGCCCTAAATATGCCATTTAATTACCCTCTATTTTTTATACATCTTCCAGTACAGAAACAGTTACATCTAGTGAACTTGCAGCACTACATATTGCTTCTAAGTTATCGCCATTTGTTCCATCGTTCATTAGTACTAACTTGTTTCCTGACATGACTTCTAAAGCAGAACCTGCCGGAATTGAGGCATCTTTAACAATATAGACATCATTTGAACCATCTTCATTGTCAAGAAAAATACTAGCAGTAATACCACTAGAAGTTTTGTTTGCCATTGTTATACCAATAACGATTGACTCTAATGCAGCCGAACTTGCGCCAGCAGGTACAGCATAGATAGTAGTGTTGCTACTATTGCTCACATTTGGTGTGCATATTCTTTTAAAATCGTTAGCCATGTTGTTTTCCTTTTCTTGTTGTTATATTTATGTGTGTTAAATATCGACTATGATGTTTGTGCATCAATCATATTCTGATAAGCTGTCTTTACTGAGTTAGTCCAGGTTGCATTACATATTGCCTGTACTTCTGTGCTTTCATTTGCTAAATCATCTGCACTTATGTTTGGTGCAACAACGTGCCTATGAAAGCTACGACTTATCTCTGTGCCATCTTTCTTGATGACTGTGGCAGTTCTTACTTGAACGTGCTTGAAGTCACCGACTATTTCTATTTTGTCTTGTATTGTTTCTTCTGTTAATGCCATTTTTATCTCCTTTTGGTTAATGGACTGACTACCCTATGTCCAATAGGGTTATGTTGAAAAAAAGGTTACAAATCCATAAACAGCAGAGCCATTACCTGCCCAATCATGATTAACATTTGCAACACTAGTGGCACTTCCAGTAGCACCACTTATATTAATATTAGAACCACTAATGTCTATTCTTGTTGTTAAAACTATTGCTGAAGTTTGAATTGAACTAAAATAATGAACTACACCAGTTCCACCTATTGCATTATTATTAGTAAAAGGGTTACCTGCTACAATATAAGGTGCTGAAGGTGTGTTTCTTTGATTTATTCTTAGTGTAAACCATAAGGTAACATGATTACCTATTTTAATATACTTACCAGTTTGTTCATTATAGGTAGAATCACCACCAATATTAGGAGTCCAAGTTCCTTCTTCATAATCATCAAGAGTATTAGCACTACCTGAGCCACCTAGCTTGATGTCAGTTACTTGACCAATGCCACTGCCTATTACTTTTGTTAATGCCATGCTAACCACCTATCTCTGTTACTGAAATAAAACTAACACCTCTTTCATGTTGAGTTGTGTTAGCATCATCACCAGTTTTATTTACATGCAAATTAGTTCCATAATGATTTCTCACACCTATTTTATAAGTGATTTGACTGGTTGATGAAGGTGAATCAAAATAAGTATAGTTTACACCCTCTGGTGTACTAGTAGCATCATTGTCAAAATAACTTAGCTTTGAAGGTGTTATTCCAGTTGACCTACTTCCACTTGTAGGTGCTGATAGTTTTGTTGTATCTCTATAAAAAAACCACATACTTTCAGTAGGAGCATCACCTCTACCCCATTCGTGCATTATATGAGCATCTAATCTGATTATAGATGATGTACTTTTAGGTGTTATATTAACAGTTAAATCACTTAAAGCTGTGTCAGTATTAGCTGATATACTTACAGTAGTTGCACTTGTGTATTGGGTATATTGAACTTGCAACACAGCACCAGTTCCTAGATTACTTGTTGCTAATTTTGTGCTTAGTGTTGTTGTTCCTGTTACATCAAGAGTTCCTGTAAACGTACCACTGGTAGCTTCCAAAGCATTACTGCTAGGGTGGCTTACTGTACCGACTGTTCTAAACAAGTAATACACAAAGATGTTATTACCTGCATTGCTTGATGGTGCAGCAGTAAATGTAAGAGTAGTGCCACTTACTGAGTAAGCTACAGAAGGTTCTTGTATAACACCATCTACAGATACAAGTATGTCCTCATCAGAACCTACCCCATGTGATAGTGTAAATGCAGTAGTAGAACCATCACCTGAGAATACTGAAGCTGCCTTTGATGCTACGAATCTATTTGGTTGTGGAGGGCCTATATATGGCATTTTATGTAATCTCCATGATAGATAATGTGATTGATACTTTGTCTGCTACAGAACAATCTATCTGTAACTTATCTGTAGTTTCTAAAACAACCTTATTACCTGCTAATATTTCTAGTGACGATCCAACTGGTATAGGTGCATCTTTAAGTAAAAAAGTTGTTGTGTTTGTAGCTGCTCTACCACCACCACTTGTATCAGATACTAACTTAACATCTGCTGTTACCTGGCTTGTATGAACATTTGCTATTACCAATCCTAAAACCACAGTCGTAGTGCTACTTGGTGTAGTGTATAAATCCTCTGGTGATCCTGCACTTGCAGGCATAACATCGTGAGATACTACTTTAAAAGTGTTTGCCATTTTTTCTCCTTATCCTAAAGCTATTGCAAGTGCTACAGCATTTGACTCTGCCGTTGCTTCTGTTACAGCACCTATATCGCTTAATACCTCGCTAGTGCTTCTGCTCTCTAAACCATTTGCAGTAAATCTTGCATACTCATCATCAGCGACACTTGCACTATCAATTTTTACTGCATTTGTATTAGATATTCCGAAAGTCAAACTAGCTTGTCCACCAATGTCAGAAAGAACCTCACTTGTACTTCTGCTTTCAAGACCATTAGCTGTAAACCTAGCATATTCGTCATCGGCTACAGATGAACTGTCTATCTTGACTGCGTTGGTGTTTGAAATTCCAAATGTTAGACTTGCTTGACCACCTATGTCAGATAATACTTCAGCAGCACTTCTACCTTCTATGCTAGTGCCATCAACTTTCAAAAAGTCATTATCTGCAATTCCACTTGTAGCAACCAAAACATTACCATTTGAAACACCAGTTGATAATGTGGCAGTTGTTGTTATGGCTGTGCCATTTAATGTCATAGCATCGGCTTCCAATGTGCCGTCTATATCTGCATCACCACTTACATCTAATGAACCTGCATCAAGTTCACCTGTTAATGTAATGTTTCTAAAACTAGCAATGTCTTTGTTAGCATCTACTACAACTGCTTTTGAAGCTGTAACTGTACCTGCTGTAATACCATCTAATTGCTCTAATTCTGCTTCTGATAACTCTGCACCAGAACCTAACGTCAAAACTCCACCAACTGTTAGATTACCTGCCACAGTTAATGTACTGCTTGTTACAGTAGCATTTGGTGTATGTGTTAGGTAAGTAACAAACGATCCACTAATCTTACTTGCTAGTGTGAGTGTGCCACCATCTGCAATACTTAGTTTATGCTGATCTGCGTTATCATCGCCTTGATCTGCTTTTAAGACTATACCTAATGCAGCACCCTCAACATTCGCAGCTATCTCTAAACTATCATTAGTGCTTTCATCATACTGTATTGCTATGTCAGAGTTTGTTCCAAGTAATAAAGTTTGGTTATCAATAATAGATAAACCTACGGCAAATGGTATCTTAGCTGTTGTTGTTTGTGTGCCATCTTTTAAAATACAAGTTGTTAAGGCAGTTGTTATACCATCAAACTCTTGATCCATACGATCTGCACGAATTTTGATGCCATTATCTCTGTCATCTGTCCAATCGTATATTCTTGAAAATGTGCCACTACTAAAAGGCATTACAATGGCCCTCCTGGTAAGAAGTGAAAATTACTGTTAATTATGCTGACAACCTGCGTTGATGATGCCACTTTGATCCTCAAAGAAGCTGATCTACCAAGCGATCCTACTGCTTTTCTTTTTTGTATTATTCCTGCTGCGATTGTATCGCCCCAAAAATCTAAATCCCATTCTGCTTCATCCCAAGCAGCAACCTCTGAATCAAATGACCCAGTTGATAAATTAATCCCTGATGGTGTTCTCTGATCTATAGCTAAACCAAAATCAAATGCCACATCACCAATAGCTTCAAATGTAGGCGCAATACTTGAGAACCTTTTTAGGCTCGATCTATCGCCAAAGTAATTAAAAGCAAATGATACGTCAGCAGTAATGGCTGCTGATAAGTCTGAAACACCACCTATCTTATAGACCTTGCCATCTGTTGTTCCAAAGTATGTATCACCATTGAAGTTTGCAAAAACATGAGCAGGTATATTCTGAAATACAGCCCAAGCCCTTGTTATAGGGTTAAAAACGTGTTGGTTAAATGTATCTGTTGCATCACCAGTAGGATAATTAAAATATAATTTAGAACCATCAGCAGAAACGTGTATTTGCCAACCAGTAGAACTACCTGTCGTAGCAACTTGGTTTATGACTGTACCTCTTATCTTTTCACTTATAGCTGCTGCTCTATTACCAACTAGGTCTTGTCTAAAAACCTGTGATAAAGGTAAATATCCTTCTTTTGTTATAATTATTAAATCACCACCAAGTTTAGCTATGGCTCTTGGCTCATTGATAGGCTCTGCTATTCTAAATGTACCAACCAATGCAAAACTAGATGCGCTAGGATCAGTACCAGAATAAACCAATACCTCACCACTACTCATTATCAAGGTTAGAAGGTCATCAATGCCCTCACCACCATCTTGTGTCAAAACACCAATTTGTATTAAGTTACCACCAAATGTACCAACTAAACCTACAGGAAACTTAGTAAAATTACCTTGATGTGTGTCCACAGTAGCCGAATAGTAAAAGTTCTGATCTGTGCCAGTAAAGTAATATAATCTGTTCTTATAGGCTGTAACACCCTTTAGTGTTGATGCACTAGCACTATCTGACAAGGTTATACTTAGGTTTGATGCTGAACTGCCATTCCAACTAAAGGGTGTATCTGCTCCATTTACAAAAATGGTTAAACCATTAAATTCAACTGTCTGAAATCTACCATTTGATAGACCTGTTTTTTTACTAACAGCAGTGCCAGAATCTATTTGGTATAACGTGCCATTTGACCCTACGGCTAGTAACTGTCTGTTTGCTCCTGCATTATGTTCTACTAATGTTTCAACATTGCCAGTACCTATGCCTGTGCAAAAACTACTATAACCTTCTCTTGTTGTTATCTTTTCCACAGTTGGAAAGAAATTACTCATAACTATTGCATCTGTTTGTGGCATAGCATCTAAGCTATCTCTTGAGTTCAAGCCACCAAAAGGTGCAGGTATATTTACAGATTTTACATTATATCTGTTTGCTGATCTTAATGGTTGAAGCATTAGACACTACCATAACCACTATCAGGCAAGTTATAACTATATGGGCTTACTCTTAATCTTCTTGCATCATCTAATGTAATAGTCGGTGAGCCACCAGAACGTGATATAGCCTGTCTTAACTCTAGTTGATACTGTCTGTAATCTTCAGCAAAGTCTAAGCCGTGCATCTGTTTAAATCGCCAAGTAACACCCATTTCTATCAATAATTCATCTAATATGCCTGTATCACTATCTACAGTAAAAGCTGCTTGAGATGTACCATCTGTCTTTTGATTCCAATGACTACTTACATACTCAAAACCAACTGTTTCTGTTGCAGTAGGTGTAGGTGTAATATCAAACCTAAGTGCGTTAGAACTTGGCTTTAATCTAAACCTTTGAGTAATACCTGCACTAGCTGTTCCATGCCTGTCTAACTGATATTGTTGTGGTGTAAGTGGGCCAGTAAACTTATCTAAGTCAGTTCTATTAAAAGCCGTATCACTTACAAATCTGTCAAAATCAGTGGGTAAAGCATAAGATTGT